CAACCGAGCGGGTCCTTCACGGCCCAAACGGTATGCAGGCAGCTGTCGGGCTCGAGGTTGGTAGTAAGCGGTTGCCGAAAAGGTGCAACAGGGCGGTTGCAGTTGCGGGCATAGCAACACAAAGGTTTTCAGCATGCGTATGACGGTGACGGAAATCGCCGCGCATGTCGGCGTTCACAAAAGCACGGTTTCACGGCAGGCCAGAGCGCACAACCTGGTCGGCGCTGACGGCAAGATTGACCTGGCCGCGTACCAGGCACTGCGCGCCAATGGGCTTGATCCGGTCATGCAAACGAGCGGCCCCGCCATGGTGCCGACTGGTGACGCGGAATCGGGCTTGGCGGCGGAACGGCTGCGCAAGATGGCCGCCGATGCCCAGCTTGCCGAATTGGAACTTGGCCGCCAGCAGGGCAAACTGCTGGACGCGGCACGGGTTGAAGCGGAACAGGAAGACATTGCCCGCCGGCTGCGCGACCGCTTGCTGCAGGTGCCGCGCGAAGTCGCCGCCGACTGCGCCAGGCTGGGCGAGGAAACCGCCATTGAGGCCACCATCACGCAAGCCATCCGGCGAGCGCTGGATGGCCTTAGCGCGAAATTGAAGGCCGATGTCCCAAGCGCTGCCTGACGCCGGCCAGGTGCTCCGCGCTGCCTGGGCACGCGGCTTGCAATCGCCGCCCGAACGCCTGGTGAGCGCCTGGGCCGATGCTGAGCGCCAGCTTGGCCCGGAAGAAGGCCCCTACCCCGGCCCGTGGCGCACTGACCGCGTGCCGTATCTGCGTGATGTGATGGATGCGCTGAGCCTCTGCCACCCGGCGCGGCGCGTAACGCTGATGGCCAGCGCGCAGGTTGGCAAAACCATGGCGCTGCTGAATTTCGCCGGCCAGGTCATCGCCGAAACGCCCGCTACTGTGATTTGGGTGCTGCCTAGCCTGGATGAGGCGCAGAAGTTTAACCGCGACAAGCTGGAACCGATGCTGAGCAACTGCCCAGCGGTCGCGGCCAAGGTAAAGGCATTGATCAGCCGGGACGAAACCGGCAGCACTACCAGGCGCAAGGTTTTCCCTGGCGGCAACATTGACATCACCGGGGCCAATTCATCCAAAGGCCTGCAGATGGTCACCAAGCGCGTGGCCCTGCTGGATGAAGTCTCAGAATTCCCGATGGATGTGGATGGCCGCGGTGATCCAGTTGCCATGGCCGAAGCCCGCACAATCGCCTGGACGGGGCGCGAGAAGATCGCCGCCGCATCCACGCCCGGCATCAAGGGTTCCTGCCGGATTTCGGCGCGGTATGAAGAAGGATCACGCGGCAGGTTCCACGTGCCCTGCCCTTCCTGCGGCCACAAGCAGCCGCTGAAGTTTGAAAACCTGCGCTGGCCCAAAGGCGCGCCAAGCGATGCCCGCTATCACTGCGAAGAATGCGGTGATGGGATCGAGCATCGGCACAAAGCCGCCATGCTGGCCGCTGGTAAATGGGTGCATGAACGGCCTGAAATGCTCGTGGTGCATGCGTCTTTTGCCATCAACGCGCTGTATTCGCCCTTCGTTTCTTGGGCCTGGGTGGCAGAACAGTCCGAGAAAAGCGCCAATGACCCGCTGCTGGATAAGGTTTTCACCCAGCAGGTGAAGGGCGAGGCGTATGAACCGCGCTATGACCTGCCCAGCCACGAATTGCTGTGGCGGCGGCGTGAAGCCTGGCCGGCGCGGCGCATACCGCCCACCTGCCTGTTCACCACGGGCGCGGTTGACGTGCAGGGTGATCGGCTTGAATGGGCAGTCTATGCCTGGGACCGGCACCTAAGTGCCCATTGGATTGATGGCGGCATTCTGGAAGGCGACCCGGCGCTGGACCCGGTGTGGCTGGCGTTAGATGAGGTGATTGCAAAGCGCCACCCGGATGCCTGGGGGCGGGAATGGGCGCCGCTGAGCTTCGGAATTGACGCGGGCTTTTTGCCGCAACGGGTTTATGCCTTTGTCCGCCGCCATGCGCATCGGGCCGAACCGCGCGTGATGGCGCTGGATGGCCGGGCCAAATGGGGTGAACCGCCGATCGGCCAGGCCAAGCCGCAAGACGTGGATTACCAGGGCAAGAAAATTGGTTCGGTCTTGCTTTGGCCGGTTGGCACCTGGGACCTAAAAACCGAAGTGGCTGCGGCCTTGCGCCTGACGGAAATGGGGCCGGATGCTACGGGCGCCTGGCCGAAGGGTGCGATGCGCTTTCCGCAAGCGCTGGATATGGGGTTTTTCGAACAGATCACCGCTGAGGCCTGTGTGGAGATCGGCAATCGCGCGGGCTTCACCAGGCGCGAATGGCACAAGGTTCGCGCGCGGAATGAGCAATGGGATTTGGCCGTTTATGCGCGCGCCCTGGCCCGGCATGAAACGGCCAATTTGACAGATCAGCACTGGGAAAAACTGGCCACTGCACGGTTGGGCCGAATGGAAGACGCGCAACAGGATTTTGCCGCGCTGTGGGGGCCGAACCTTGCGCAGCAGGCAGTGCAGGCCACCAAAGCTGAAGCGCCGGTCAGCCCAGCGCCAGCAGCCGAAAAACCGCGCCGCGCGGGTTGGTTTGACCGGCGATCTGACTGGATTTGAAAGGGGCAACCATGGCGACCCAAGCCGATATTGACGCGCTGACAGCCGCCATGGCGCAGAATGGATCGGTCCTGGAAGTCCGGTTTTCGGATGGCCGTACCGTGAAATACCGCAGTATTTCGGAAATGAGCCAAGCCATCGCCGTGCTGCGCCGGGAAATGACCTTGCCCATGAACCGCACCACGCTTTCAGCTTTCGCAAGGGACTGAACTCAAATGTGGATTGACCGCCTGCTTGCCAGCCTTGCGCCGGAAGCCGCGCTGCGCCGCGCGCGGGCGCGCCTGGCGCTGCATGGCATCCAGGCGGCCTATGACGGCGCGCGCCGTAGTCGTCGCACGGCAAATTGGAATGCGGGCAGCGCCGGGCCTAAAACGGAAGTTGAAGCCGGATTGAAACTACTGCGCGACAGGTCGCGCGACCTGGTGCGCAATAATGCCTGGGCTGCGTCCGCGCTGGATAAGCTGATCGGCTATCAGATCGGCACGGGCATCACGCCGCGATCGAATGTGCCTGCGCTTGAAGGCCAAGGCAGCGCGGATGTGAATGCGGTTAATGCGCAGGTGGATGCGGCTTTTGCTGACTGGGCCGCGCATTGCGACATTGCGGGCCAAATGGATTTCTATGGCATCCAGGCGCAAGCCGCGCGTGCGAGGGTTGAAGCTGGCGAAGCGCTGATCATGCTGATCCGGCTGACGCCGGCCGAACAGCGGCGGCGTGGGTTGAATGTGCCGCTGGTGCTGCAAGTGCTCGAAGCTGACCTGCTGGATGATGCCTATAACCAGGATCGGCTGCAGGCGGAAGACAATGTGATTTTCAATGGCGTCGAATACAACGCCATGGGCGCGCCAGTCGCTTACCATCTGCTGGAACGCCATCCTGGCGAAGGCGGCATTTTTGGCCGCGGCACGGTGCTCCGCCGGCGCGTACCGGCCTCTGACATTATCCATCTGTTCAAGCCGCTGCGCCCCGGCCAGGTGCGCGGCGTGCCAGTGATCACGCCAGCAATGACTCGGCTGCGCGCGCTAGATGAATTGGAAGACGCCGCCTTGCAACAGGCGAAGGTTCAGGCATGTCTGGCTGCCTTCATCACCAGTGACGCCGCGCCTGGCCGTGGCCCGCTTGAAGGAACCGATAGCGAAACAGGCGATGCGCTGAAAACCTTCAGCCCAGGCATGATTGAGCGGCTGTTGCCGGGTGAAGATGTGTCTTTTGCCACCCCTTCCGGCACCGGCGGCTTTAATGAACTGGCTAAACACCAGCTTCACGCCATCGCCGCCGCTTATGGCCTGACCTATGACCTGCTGACTGGCGATTTGTCGGGCGCGAATTATTCCAGCCTGCGCGCTGGACGGCTGGCCTTCAAGCGTCAGCTTGAACAGGATCAATGGCACCTGCTCATCCCAAACCTGTGTGAGCCAATCTGGCGCGCCTGGGTGTCTGCGGCGCTTGGTGCCGGTGTATTGCCGCCTGCGCGCCACGCTTATCCTTCCGCCTGGGGCCCGCCTGTCTTTGAATTTGTGGACCCGCTGAAGGATGCATTGGCCACCAAAGCCATGCTGCGCATGGGCCTGAAAACCTGGGCGCAGGCAGTCAGCGAACAGGGCTATGACCCGGCCAGCCAAGCGCGCAATATCGCGGAAGATAATGCGCTTCATGATGATCTTGGCATCATTCTGGATTGCGATCCGCGTCGCGCTTCCGGTGCGGGTGGTGCACAAGATGCGGCACAGAACGCCGCCATTGAAATCGCCGCCACGGGTGCGGCTGCGACAAACGCTTAAATAGGGGGCGCCAATGCCGGTGCAAATGCGCACCGCTGCCGATCAGGCAGCGGTGCTTTCGCTGTTTGGTGATGTCGGCTGGGAAATCACCCCAGCCGGGGTTGCGGCGGAATTGAAAAAACTTTCTGCCAATCAGCCCATCACCATCAGCATCAATTCCTATGGCGGTGACGCGCTGGCGGGCATCGCCATCCACAACATGCTCGCGCGCCATGCCGGGCCCAAGACCGTGATTGTGGAAGGCATCGCCGCATCCGCTGCCAGCCTGATCGCCATGGCGGGCGACCGCATTGTTATGCCGGGCAATGCCTTTCTGATGATCCATGAAGCCTGGGGTGGCGCGCTGGGTGATGCGGAAACCATGCGCCAGCAGGCCGATGTGCTGGACCAGATCAGTGCCGCCTATCGCCGCACCTATGCCGGTAAGTCTGGCAAAACCGAAGAAGCCGTGGCCGCGCTGATGAGTGCGGAGACCTGGTTTGATGCTGAAAGTGCGGTAGCGGAAGGTTTTGCCAGCGAAACCGCCGCGCCGGCCGAAATCCGCGCCTTCGCCGCGCTTGATCCCAATCGTTACGCCGCCGCCCCAGCCGCCTTTCGCGGCTTGGTCCGCGCCGCAAGCGAACCGGCGCCGGAAGCGGCGCCGCATGTTTTCAACCCGCCGGCAATGGTGCCGGTGATAGCAGAGGAGATCGGCATGACCGATTCCGTTGCCCAGGCCGGCGGGAATTCCCCGGCCCAGTCCGCCGCCCCGGCCCAGCCGGTGGAGGCTTCCATCGCTGATCTGCGCGGCATTGCCGAACGGAATGGCCTTGGCGCTGATTTCGCGCTTGCCCAGTTTGAAGCTGGTGCTACGCGCGAAGTGGCGCTTGAAGCCGCGCTTGAAGCTGTGGCGGCGCGCAGCCCGGCGCCTTATGCGCCCGCCCGCGTGCTGGTGGATGCGGCTGAAACCCGCCGCCATCGCATGGCGTCCGCCATTTCCGCCCGGCTTTCTGGCAATGCCCGCGCGGTGCCTGAAGAAGCGCGCGAATACATGGCGACTGGCCTGCATGGCATGATGCGCGAAATGCTGATGGCCGCTGGCGTTTCTCATGCGCATCGGCTGGATGGCAATGCGCTTTATGAAGCGATGCGCGTGCAGGCCGCGCAGCATGGCGTGAGCGACTTTCCCATCATCCTAAAGGATGCGACGAACAAGACGCTGCAGGCCGCTTTTGCCGCGTTCCCTGCAACCTGGCAGGCCTGGTGCCAGGAAGTGGATGTGGCGGACTTCAAGACCATCACCTCTGCGCAGAATGGCTTCATGCCGGATATGCAGGCGGTGCGTGAAGGTGGTGAGGTCAAATTCGGCACCATCGCCGAAGAAGGTGAAACTTACGCGGTTGGGACGCAGGGCATTGTGGTGGCACTGACCCGCCAGGCCATCATCAATGATGACCTGAACGCCTTTGGCCGCATCATCCGCGGTGCTGCTGAAACCGGCTACCGCAGCCTTGCCGATACGGTCTATGGCATCCTGACCACGAACGGCAACATGGCCGATGGCAATGCGCTGTTCAGCGCGGCGCACGCCAATGTCGGCGCTGGTGCGGCAGGTTCGATTTACCACTACCTTGTCTGCCCGGATCGGCCCACGGTTGAAATTGCCTATCTGTCTGGCCGGCGCGCGCCGGAAATTACCAGCCAGGAAGGCTTTGATGTGCTGGGCATTTCCTATCGCGTGATCTTCGACTTCGGCGCCAAAGCCGTGTCCTGGCGTGGCATGGCGCGTGACCGCAATGCGGTGAACGTGGATGGCAGCACGGTCGGCGCACTTGAAAAAGTGTTGCTGGAAATGAAGGCGCCTGGTGGTGCGCGTATTGCTCCGCCGCAGCGCAAGGTTCTGCTGGTGCCGCCCAGCGAGCACATGAGCGCCCGGCGCTTGGCCACGGCAGTTACCCCGGATTCTGCTACCAATGTGAATATCTACGGTGGCAATCTGCAGGTGATTGTGGAGCCGCGCCTCGGCTGATTTTGATGGCGGCGGTTCCCCGCCGCCATTCCCGCCCATTCCTATTGGAGACACAAACCCATGAAAAACTATGTTCAGCCGGGCGGCGCGATTGACATCACCGCCCCTGCCGCCCTGACTTCCGGTCAGGGCCTTTTGCTTGGCAACCTTTTCGGTGTTGTGAAAGCAGACGCGGCCAGTGGTGCCGCCGCCGTGCTTGAAACCGAAGGTGTTTTCACCTTGAAAAAGGCAACCGGTACCATCAATGCCGGCGCGCGCGTTTTCTGGGATGACACGGCCAAGCGCGTAACCACGACCGCCGCCAGCAATATGTGCATCGGCTGGCATGTCGGCCTTTCGGCCAATGCTGGCGCCGATAATACTGACATTCTGGTGAAGCTCGGCCAGCCGAACGCGGTCGCGGCTTAATCATGAACGCCTTCGCTGCCGCCATGGCTGCACTTGTGGCAGATACAAACATGGCGGAAGCGGTGACGCATTACGCGGGTGGCGCCGGGCCGGGTACGGCTTTGCGCGCCATCCGCTCAGCGCCAGATGCCGCCGAATTTGCTTTTGGCCAGGGCATTGTGCAGGCAACCGATGTGCTGGCCGTGGCCGTGGCTGATCTGGCGGCGGTTGCGGTTGGCGATGTCTTTGTGCTGGCCGATGGCGCGGAACTGACCGTGGTGGCGGAACCGATGCGCGATGATGTGCAGGTTTCTTGGCGGGTGATGTGCCGCCGATGAAATTCGTGGCGCAGGTCAAAGGCAATATCGCGGAGTATATGCAGCTTGAAGCGGAAAGCGGCGCGCGCGCGGCTTCCCGCGTGATGGGTGAAGAAACCCGCCGGCTGCAACTTGATTTGCGCAGCCAGGTCAATGCTGCCTTCGGTGCCAAGGGCCGCGGCATTGGCAATGCCTGGCGCGCCCGCACCTTCCCGCGCAGGCCCAGCCTGGGCGCGGCGGGGCTGGTCTGGTCCAAGGTGCCGGCGATTGTGGATGCCTTTGAAAAGGGCGCCATGATCCGGCCCAAGGGCGGCAAGAAGTTTTTGGCGATCCCGACTGGCTTCAATGCGGATCGCGGGCGGCGCGGCCGTGCTAATGGCGGCATGCGTGTCACGCCAAAGCAGATGGTCGCCAGTAAGCAGGCCTTCATGCGGCCGTTTAAGTCAGGTCGCGGCTTTGTCTGGTGCCTGCCGCTCAAGCGCGGTGAGAATACCGGCAAACAGCGCCGCACGCGACTGATGGCTGGCGGTGTGGCAGAAGTCGGCACCGGCAACCGCAAGGGCCGTGAAGCCTGGGCGCGCGGCTTGCTGGCGCAAGGCATGGTGCCGATGTTCATCCTGATGCCCGCCGTGAAGCTGCCCAAGCGCTTAGATATTCGCAAGCCTGCCGAACAAGCCGCCGCCCGCATCCCGGGCCGCTTTGTGGCCGAATGGGATAAGGAGGTCCGCGCCAATGTCCGCGCGTGAAACCGCCATTGCCGCGCTGGTCGCGCAGATCACCGCCTCCGCCGCCGCGCGGCCTTCGCCCAAGCCCGTGGTGCTGCGAAACGAAACTTATCCGCAAAGCCTGCCGGCTGGTGGCCTGGTGGTGGTGCGCGATGGTGAAACGGTGGTTTCTGAAGCCATCATGTCCCCGCTGAGGTTCCACATGGAACATGCGGCTGAGGTTGAAGTGGTGGTTGGGGGCGCAACCGCCGCCGCGCGCGCGGCTCTGCTGGATGCGCTGCTGGTGGCCTTGTCCGCCGGCGTGTCCGCCAATCGCACCCTGGGCGGTGCGGTGGAATATGCTGAAGTCGGCACCGCCGATCTGGAAGACATTGAATTTGAAGGCGCTGCTGCGCTCCGTGCCGCGCGCTTTTCCGTGACCCTGCAATTCTCCGCGGCTGAAACGCCGCTTTCCTGACATAGAAGGATACAGCTATGCCGCGTGCCATTGGCGCCAATGGGCGCATTCACATGATCAAGGAATCCGTTTATGGCACCGCGCCAGGCGGTAACTGGTTGCGCATGCCGTTCATGTCCATTGATCTGGGCGCGGAACAGCCGTTGATCCAGTCTGATGTGCTGGCCGCCGGCAATAACCGCGACCCCGCTGCGCCGTTCCAGGATACCGTGACGGTGCAAGGTAACGCGGTGGTGCCGATTGACGTGATCAATATCGGTCATTGGCTGCGCCTGCTGTTTGGTGCGCCAACCACCACGGGCAGCAGCCCCAACTTCATCCATACCTTCGTGACTGGCGCCGCCACGCTGCCTTCCCAGGCCATCGAAATCGCGCATCCTGACGTGCCTTCCTTCGAAGTCTGCGTGGGCGCCCGCGCGGGCAGCCTGGACATTGATTTCTCCCCGACCGGCCCGGCCCAGGCGACGATTGGCCTGATGGCGCAGGGCAGCAGCCGCGCCGGCACAACCGCCGCCGGCACGCCAACCAGTGCGGCTTATACGCGGTTTTCCAAGCACCAGGGCAGCATCAGCCGGGGTGGTTCTGCGCTGGCGCAGGTGACCGGCGCGCGGATGACTTTCAGCAACAATATGGAAATGGTCCGCACCATCCGTAGTGACCGGAAACTGGAAGGCATTGACCCCGGTGTTTCCACCATCACGGGGCAGATCACCACGCGCTTTGAAAACACCACGCTGCTGACCCAGGCCGATAATGGCAGCAGCGCGGAATTCGCCTTTGCCTATACCATTGACGCCAACACCAGCCTGACCTTCACGGTGCATGAAGTGTACCTTTCGCTGGCCAAGACGCCCATCAACGGCCCTGCGGGCGTGGAAGCCACCTTTGACTTCCGCGCTGCCTTCAACGCCACGGCCACCCGCGCCATGACGGCGGTGCTGCGCAACAGCCAGGCGGCGGCGGTCTATGCTTAAACTGGACCTGCCGACCGAACCTTACTGGGCTGAAATGCCCCTTGGGGTCCGGCTGCGCATCAAGCCCGTGACCACTGCGATTGTGTCTGCCGCGCAGCACCGCGCCGCGCGGCTAGGGCGGGAAGCGGCGGAAGCCGCCGGCGGCGAATTGGACCCCGATATGTCGCGGGGCCTGGCCTTTGTGCTGATGGCCAAGGCGCTGGCGCGGTTCGCCGTGGAAGAATGGGAAGGGGTCGCCGGGCCAGATGGCGCGGCGCTGCCTTTCAGCCCGGATTTGGCCGAACGGCTGATGGATATTGAATCCATGGCCTCAGCCTTTTGGGATGCGGCGCTTAAGCCCATCCAGGCCGTGAGTGCTGAGGGAAACGGCTAAGGGCCCGCGCTGAATGGCATTTTGGCGCCGGGCCTGAATACTGCCGCGGCTGCGCAGCGGTTGAAGCGCAGTGCGGCCACAAGTGCCCTTATGAAGCCAATGCGCCGGAAACGGCAGATGGTTTCACCGCCTGGCATGCCGCCACGGGCTGCATCCAGGCCGATATGAACGGCATTTCGATTGATATGAACGCGGCCCTTTCGCTGATGCGCGAAGGTGGTGTTTCCGGCTGGGCCGCGGCGCAGCTTTTGGTGGCAATCCGCACCGGCATGATGATGGCAAGCAACGCGAAGGAGGCGACTGATGGCACAGGCCCAGCATAGAGTCGCCATTCGCCTTGGCATGGATGGCGCGCTGGAAGTCAAGCAGGGCCTGCGCGATGTGGGTGAGGTCGGCAACCGCGAAATGGGCAAGCTGGCCCAGGGTGCGCAGGTGGCGCAGCGGGCGTTTTCGCTGTTGGGCCCGGTGCTGGCGGGGATTTCGGTGGGCGCGCTGGCGGCATTCACCAAGAACGCCATTGATGCGGTGGGTGGCCTTGGTGAATTGGCCGACCAGGTGGGCGTTTCCACGGATGCGCTGCAGGCGTTGAGCCTGGCTTCCACCCAAGCTGGCATCAGTGGTGAAGAATTGCAGCGCGGATTGGCGGCGCTGACGCGCAAGATTGGCGATGCGGCGGCGGGTGAAAAGGAAGCAGAGCAAGCTTTCGCGCGTTTGGGGATTGCCTTTCGGAATGCGGATGGAACAGGCCGCGTCACTGAGGCTGTCTTCACGGATTTGGCGGAGGCAATCAAAAATGTAGAAGACCCAGCGCAAAGGGCTTCCATCGCGACCACTTTCTTTACTGATAGGCTGGGGCAGAAGCTGATCCCGCTGCTGTCGCAGGGCCGCGAGGGCTTGGTGGCTATGACCGCTGAGGCCATTCGCTTTGGTACCATCGCCAGCCCGGAACTGATCGCCAAGGCGGATGAAGCGGCGGATAAGGTGGCGGCGCTGACCGCCAGCTTCCGTGCTTTCGCCAATAACATGACCGCCAATGTGGCGCCGGCGATCGTGCAGGTTATTGATGGCTTGAACCGCTTGATTTTCGGGATGAGTGCGGCGGAGCGCCGCGCGCAGCTTGAACAGCAGATCGGCGCCGCAGAGACCCGCATTCGCCAGCTTGAGGCGCAAAACAACGGAATAACACCAGGCCGCCGTGGCACCATACGGTCGGGGCTGGTCGGAACGGCGCAGGGCCAAACCGGCGAAACGCCAGAATCTCTGCTGGCGCAAGAGCGTATGCGTCTTGAAGAGCTTCAGCGCGAAATGGCGGAGCTTGGCCGCCGCGAGGAGGAGTTGCGCCAGCAGGCCGAGCGCATCTTGAATCCTCAAGGCGGCACTGCCGGCACGGTCCCGGCCGTCACGGTTTCGGCCCCTGCCGACCCCCGCGCCACAGGCCGCGACCCCTTCGCCGATACGCTCCGTGAACAGCAAGCCCTGCTGCGCGCGAATGAAACGGCGTATGAACGTTACCAGCGCCAGCTTGAAGAATTGGCCGAATTGCAGGACCGCCTGACGGAAGCCGAACAGCGCGGTGTGGAAGTAAATGGCGTGCGCGTGCGCGCGCTTTCCACGGAAGAACTTTCCCGCGCCACAGAGCGATTCGCGAATGAATTGGAACGCGCGGAAAAACAAACTGAACGCACAGACCGCATGGGCGTGCAGATGGGCATGAGCTTCAGTAGCGCCTTTGAAGATGCCATCCTGAACGGCAAGAGATTTTCGGATGTGTTGAAGGCGATTGAGCAAGACATCGCTCGCATCATTCTGCGACAGACCATCACGGCGCCCCTCGGAACGGCCATTGGCAACGCAATTTCCTCTGGCGTCAATTCCATTACGGGGTCATTAAGTTCATCTGGTGCCTCGGCGGGCGGAAGCTACAATGGCGTGCCCTATTCTGCGGTACAAAACGCAAACGGCAACGCCTTCCTCGGCGGCCATCTGATCCCCTTCGCCAATGGCGGCGTGGTATCCTCCCCCACGATGTTCCCCATGGCGCGCGGCATGGGGCTGATGGGTGAAGCAGGGCCTGAGGCAATCATGCCTTTGCAGCGCGGCGCCGATGGCAAGCTTGGCGTGCGTGCCGCTGGCGGCGGACAGGGTGGCGTGGTGATCAACCAAACCATCACCATTGATGCGCGCGGCGCGGACCCCGCCGTTGATCAGAAAATTCGCGCGGCAATAGCCATTGCGACCGAACAGGCCCAGGTGGCGCTGCTGGAAAGCATCCAGCGCGGCGGCAATGCTGCCAAAATCGTGGGGCGTCGCTGATGACGGTGCTGACCTTCCCCACCATCCGGCGCCCTGCCGAAGCAGCCGAACGGCTGATTGGCCTGACGCAGGTGCATGAAAGCCCCTTCGACGGCACCATGCAAACGCTGGAACTGCCGGGCGCGCGGTGGGAATTCACGGTAACCTGGCCCACACTTTCTCCGGATGATCGCCGCGAATTGGCGGCCTTTCTGGCGCGGCTGCGCGGCCGGGCCGGGCGCTTCACCTATGGGCCCTTCTGGTCACCTCGGCGGGCCACTGGCGGCGGCACGCCGGTGATCAACGGCGCAGGCCAAACCGGCGCTACGCTATCCACCAGGGGTTGGACAGCCAACGCTCAGGCAATGCGGGCCGGGGATTGGCTTTCATACCTTGACACTGCGGGGCGCCGGCGGCTGCACCAGGTGGCGGCGGATGCCACGGCGGATGCTTCCGGCATCGCCGCTTTGATCATCAGCCCGCCCATCCGCCGCGCGGGCGCCGATGGTGTCGCAATTGAAATCACGGCCCCCATCGGGGTCTTCATGCTGGTGGATGACAATACGCCGGCCATGAATATCCGCGCGCCAAGCCTGGGGCAGATCACCATCACCATGCGGGAAGCGCTGGTATGACGCGCGGCCTTTCAGCCCCACAGCAAACGGCCGCGCGTGCGGAAAAAGTAACGCGCACGGTGGCGGTGGAATTGGACTTTCCCGATGGGTTCGCCAGGTTTCATGGCGGGCATGACAGCATCACCATCAATGGTAATGCCTTCCTTGGCGTCGGTCAGCTTGGCAATATCAGCGTGGCGGAAGAAAGCGCGGAGCTGCGCAGCTACGGCATGACCATTCGCCTTTCCGGCGTGCCGCGTGACAGTATCGCTTATGCGCTGGGCCAGGCCTATCAGGGGCGGCGCGGTACTGTTTATGAAGTGCAGTTGGACCCCGATACCTTTCAGGTGATCGGAACGCCTTTGGTGGTGTTTCGCGGCCGAATGGATCAGATGGACATTACGCTCGGCGCCCAGGCAGCCGTGACGGTGAAGCTGGAAAACCGCTTGGCGGATTGGGACCGCCCGCGCATCCTGCGCTTTACGGATGATGAACAGCGCCGGCGTGATCCGAATGATGGCAGCTTTCGGTTCCTGTCCGCCACCACGGAAAAGGAAATCATCTGGCCATCGCGGAGCTTCACAGGATGATCCGCGCGCCCCGCCTGCCGGATTGGCCGGAACGGCTGGCCGCCTTTATTGAAACGCGGCGGGATCAGCCTTTTGAATGGCAGGTGAATGATTGCTGCGTGCTGGCCGCTGATGCGGTGCTGGCCATGACGGGGCGGGATTTCCTGGCCGAATATCGCGGCCGCTACGCCACGGAAGAACAGGCTGAAGCGCTGATGGGTGAAGGCGGCCTGCCCGCCTTCCTGCCGCGCGTGATGGCTGCCTTTGGCGCGGCGCCGGTGCCGCCGGCGGAAGCGCAGCGTGGTGATGTGGCGCTGATTGGGCTGGAAAATCAGCTTGTCTGCGGTGTGGTAACGGGGCCGCATATTGCCGCCCCAGGCGCGCGAGGCCTGGCCTTTATGCCGCTGCGCCGCGCCACCATGGCCTGGAGGGTATAGGCCATGCCAATGGTGATTGTGGCTGTGGTGGCGGCTGTTGCAGCCGCAGGTGTCACTGCCGCCGTGACCGGCGCCGTAGTTGCTGGCATCACAATTGGAATCATCGGTGCCACCATGATCGGCGCCTTAGCTGGCTCGCTTGTGGCCTACGCCGGCGCGCAGCTTGTGCAAAGCATTGTGGGTAAGCCCAAGCCGCCTGGCGGGTCAATGGAAGCCCAGGACGCCAAGCGCCTTGTGCGCGGCAGTGCCGAACCCCGCCGCATTGTCTATGGCCGGGCGCGCGTATCTGGCCCGCTGATTTATGCTGCCAGCTACGGCCCGCAAAAGGAATGGATTTTGCTGGTGATCCCGCTGGCGGATCACGCGCTGCAAAGCATAGATGCGGTTTGGTTGGGTGAAACGCGCATCCCGGCCGCCGATATTGCCGCCGATGGCTTGGTGACCGCCGGTCGCTTCGCGGCGGTGATGGATGGGGGTGGGCCGTTTGACCCGGCTCAGCCTAATCAAACTGTTCGCACCGGCATCTACATCAAGCGCTATCTGGGCAATCAGACCGCCGCCGATCCTGACCTGGTGGCCAATAGCCCTGACGGTTGGACCGCCGCGGATAAGCTGACAGGCATCAGCTACATCTACCTGCGCATGCGCTTCAATGCCGACTGGTTCCCTTACGGCATCCCGAATATCAGCGCTGAGGTCACCGGCAAAACCGCCATTCTGGACCCGCGCAACAATACATCCGCCTATAGCAATAACGCGGCGCTTTGCATTCTGGATTACCTGAAGGCGGATTACGGGTTGCGCGCTGCAGATGATGAAATTGACCTGGCCAGCTTCATCGCGGCGGCAAACCTGGCTGATGAAAACGTCGCGCTGAACCAAGCCGGGACCGAAACCCAGAAGCGCTACACGCTGGATGGCACCTTCACGCTTGATGAATCGCCCATCAATATCATTGAACGCATGCTGGCGCCCTGCGGCGGCGCGCTGGTTTACGTGGCGGGGCGCTATCGGCTTTACGCTGGCGCCTATACCGCGCCGGCCGTCACGCTCACCACATCAGACCTGGCTTCGGATTTTGAGGTCACTACCAAGCCGCCGCGCCGCGACCTGTTTAACAGCGTGCGTGGCAACTTCATTGATCCTGACCGCTTCTGGCAAAGCTCAGAATTTCCGCCGCAGAAATCGGATGCCCTGATTGCGCAGGATGGCGAGGAAATCTGGCGGGAAATTGATCTGCCCTTCGTCTTGGATGCCACCCGCGCGCAGCGTATCGCGAAACAGCTTCTGCTGCGCGCGCGGCAATCCATCATTTTCAGGGCTTCCTTCCGTTACGCCAGCCTTGATCTTTCGGTCTGGCAGGTAGTGGGCCTGACCATTCCTGACCTGGGTTGGAACGCCAAGCCGTTTCGCGTCATGTCCTGGGCTTTCAGCCCCGAAAGCGGCCTGATCACGCTGACCATGCA